CTCACGCGCGGAAAATTTTGGGCTAAGGCATTGGTAACACAATGAAAAAACCAACCAAAAAGCAACTAGCTCTTGCGAGAGCGCAGCTTGAAGGTCGTTTGCTCGTGGAAACGGATATTCAACCCGGTCAGATGACGCCGCTGGCCTATTTGCTCATGGTTATCAATGATCCAAACACCAACTCAGATCGGCGTGACCGGCTTGCGATTGCAGCGGCACCCTATTGCCACCCTAAGCTGATGGAGCGTCATACTGTCGGGAAAAAGGATCGGCAATCTGAGGCGGCAGAAACGGCTGGAATGGGAACGCCATGGGCTGAGGATTTGGAATCTGAACATCGACCACAGTGATGTTGCACCTCACGCCAATTCTTGATGACGCGCCGACAGGCTTGCTGGCAGCAGTGCGAGCTGATGCTACGCCGCGGGTCGAAGGTTGGAACACGAGTTGCCCGGATTGGGAGGAGCGACTTCTTGAGGGTCGATCGCTAGTGCCGGATCTACCGTTATTCGAAGCAGAGGCGGCGAAGGCGGTGCGGGTGTTCAAACGATTACGGGTGCCGGACATGATTGGCACGCCGACATTGGGTGAGGTTTGCGGAGATTGGTATTACCCTATTGTGGCAGTATTATTTGGATCATACGAATGGGATACCAATAAGCGGGCTATCTCGGAATATTTTTTATTGATTCCGAAAGGTAACGGGAAAAGTTCTCTTGGCGGAGCAGTGATGTTGACGGCGATCATTGTGAATCGTCGCCCGGAGGCTGAATTTTTATTTGTTGCGCCGACGATGGAAATTGCGGCGATTGCCTTCAAACAAGCGAAGGGAACCATCCGGCTCGATTCTGCACTATCTGCATTGTTTCACATTCAGGATCATGTTCGTCGGATCACGCATCGTCGAACGGGAGCAACGCTGCAAATCAAGGCAGCAGATACGGATACGATTACGGGCTCTAAATGCACGGGCACGATGATCGATGAGACGCATCAATTTGCAAGACGATCGAATGCCGCGGAAGTGTTTGTCGAACTGCGCGGTGCGCTGACCAAGCGGCCGGACGGCTTCCTGTTCCAAACGACGACGCAGAGCAAGTCGACGCCGAGCGGCGTGTTTGCCTCCGAGCTCGCGATGGCGCGCTCGGTACGCGATGGCAAGATAGCGATGCCCTTGCTGCCAGTGTTGTATGAACTTCCCGATCACCTGGCGCGTGACGGCGGCTGGCGCGAACGCCGTTATTGGCCGCTGGTCAACCCCAACCTCGGGCGCTCGACGAACGAAGATTTCCTGGCACGCGAGATCGTGCGGGCCGATGCCGATGGGCCGGCGGCTGTCGCATTGATAGCGTCCCAGCATTTCAACGTGCAGATCGGCATGTCGTTGCGTGCCGATGGCTGGGCCGGTGCGCACTATTGGGAGCGGGGCGTTGAAGACGGGCTTACTCTTGAAACGGTGCTGGGGCGCAGTGAGGCTTGTGTCGTGGGCATCGATGGTGGCGGCCTCGATGATCTGCTCGGCATTGCGGTCGTGGGCCGCGAAAAAGAAACCAAGGCGCATCTGGCCTGGACACACGCGTTAATCTCGCCAGAAGGACTCGAGCGGCGCAAGGCGAATGCCGGCTTCTACGAGAAATTCCAGGCCGACGGCGACCTCACCGTGGTCGAGGAGCTGCCCGACGACATCAGTTACGTAACCGAGGTCGTTGAGAAGGTGAAAGGCACCAAGAAGCTCGCGGGTGTCGGCGTCGACGCGCTGGGAATCGGCGGCATCGTTGATGCGCTGGCAAAGATTGGTGTGACGCAAGAAAATAATTTACTCGCCGGCGTGCGCCAGGGCATTTCGCTCATGGGCGCCGTGAAGACGGTCGAGCGCAAGCTTGTCGACGGCAGCTTCAAACATGGCGGCCAGGCCCTCATGACCTGGTGTGCCGGCAATGCGCGCATCGTGCCGACACCGACCGGAATGCGGATCGCGCGCGACGATTCCGGCTACGGCAAGATTGATCCGCTAATGTCACTTTTTAATGCAGTTGCGCTACTCTCACTTAATCCCGAACCTCAAAAGCGTCCTGAGTGTCGGCTTTTCTTTGCTTAGATCGGACGTTTTTTCGTCTTGGAATCCATTTGCAATTCAAAGGCTCGTAATTGCCATCGTTGTTAATGCGTTCAATCGAATAACCGGCAGGACGTGGTCCCATATCAGCTAGAAAATTCTCGAACCTATGCCAACGCTCGCAAACTGTGATCCCGCGACCGCCATAGCAATGAAATCGTTTGCTCTTAGGATTACGGCACCGTTTCAGCATATCAATCCAAACAGAATACTCCGGTGTTCTACCATATCCCGCTGTCGCGCCATGGATGCGCCTATAATTGTTCCCATGAAAGTTAGCGCCAACGCCGTGCCCACAAGACTTTGTACGACCACTCCGAAGGCTGTGACCCATTATGATTTTGATCTTTCCGCAATCACATTGGCAGAGCCATCGAACAAATCCGTGCTTTCGTTGTTTGGTTTGCCTGACAACGGTCAACTGAGCAAACCGCCGACCAGTCATGTCAACCATTTTGGGCATCGCAGTCTCCTAACACGAGACTGCAGTGTAGCACACTGATGGCGCTGTTCAACGCCTCGGCGCTGCTCGCAACCAATCCGGCACCGCAGCAAAGGCCGGAATGCCGGTTGTTTTTCGCCTAAGTATTCAACTGTAACTTCAAAATAGGAGGAAGATAAACATGGGTAGTATCCCAGTGACGATTATTGGAACGATGACCTATTCGGATGTAGGTATCGGTGGAGGGCCGATGCCAGGAGGTCCATTCCCCTCACATCCGATTGCGCCCGGCGGTCCGCCGCCGCAAGTATGGCCTGGTCCCGGTTATCCTGCGCATCCGATTGCGCCCGGTGGGCCACCGCCTGTGATTTGGCCATCACCCGGAGTGCCGACTCATCCGATTGCTCCTGGTGGACCGCCTCCGGGGATTTGGCCGTCGCCTGGTCATCCGGCCCATCCGATTGTGATTCCGCCGGATGCGATCTCTCCGGGTGTGCCAGCGCATCCGATCTACATTCCCGTCTATCCTGCCCATCCGATTGTGATCCCACCGAGTGCGATTGCGCCTGGTGTTCCGACGCATCCAATCGTGCTGCCGCCACAAATTTGGCCTTCACCAGGCCATCCCGCGCATCCCATCGTGTTGCCACCGGATGCCATATCGCCGGGCGTGCCTGCGCATCCAATCGTGCTGCCGCCAGTGCCGCCGCTGGGAATTTGGGGTGGCGCCAACGAGCCATTCCCGACTCCTCCGATTGCACTTCCGCCAGGAGAACGGGAAAAGCTGGTCGAATGGGTCGTCGGTTGGAGCCCGAATACCGGATGGGTTGTCGTCGGCGTTCCAAACGTGCCAGTGCCGACGCCGTCGAAACCGTAAATTGAAGATGGGACGGGACCGGGAATTTGCTCGGTCCCGCGTGGGAGGACGCCATGCCGCTTCCAAAGCCGCGGAAGAACGAACAACAAGATGAATTCATTTCGCGCTGCATGCACGAGGCATACGGCGCTAACGCGCCGGCGGATCGGACGCAAGAGCAAGCTGTTGCAATGTGTCATCAAGCTTGGCGCGATCGTAACAAGTCGGGAGAAGTTTTGAATCGAGCGTATTCACTGCTTTCGATCAAGCAGGTGGACGAGGACGCGCGGATTCTGACCGGCATGGCGACGACGCCGACGCCGGATCGCCTTGAGGATGTGGTCGAGCCAGACGGTGCTCAATTCAAATTGCCGCTGCCGCTGTTATGGCAACACGATTCCAAACAGCCGATCGGTCACGTTACCGATGCCAAAGTCGGTAAGGCCGGTATCGAGATCGTTGCTAAGATCGCCAAAGGCGTGACGGCTGAAATCGATCGCGCTTGGTCGCTGATCAAATCTGGATTGGTGACCGGCCTTTCGATCGGGTTCAAAGCGGTCGAAACCTCGCGCATCGAAAAAAGTAATGGAATCCGTTTCATCAAATGGGATTGGCTCGAGCTCTCGGCCGTGACAATTCCGGCCAATGCCGAAGCCACCATCGCCACCGTGAAGTCGATCGACACTGCGCAGCGGACCGCGTCTGGCCAGAAAGCACCGCGCCCTGTCGTTCATCTCAACCCACCCGGCGCCTCGGGATCATCTCAACGTAAGTTGCCCGAGGAGGGCGCCATGAAGACTATTGCAGAACAGATCACGGCTCTAGAAGCGAAGCGCTCGGCGAGCGCGGCGCGCATGGAAGCCGTGATGCAGAAAACTCTCGACGAGGATCGCACTTCGGACCAGGCCGAGCAGGAAGAGTTCGACAACCTGTCCGGTGAAGTCGAGGCCATCGACAAAGACCTTGTGCGGCTGCGCAAGATCGAAGCCGCCAAGGCACTCGCGGCAAAGCCGATCCGGGTCGAGACCCAGAAAGATGGGGCCGCAGCCCGCAGCACCAGCGTCACCGTGCGCGGACAGCCGGAACTGCCGCCCGGCATCGAGGCGGTGCGTATCTGGAAAGCGCGCATCGTTGCACGCCTTGATGGCATCCCGGTGGCCGATGTCGCGGGCCAAATGTACGGCGCGGATTCCAACTGCTATGCCGCAGTAACACAAAAGGCCGCCGTGCCGGCCGGCACGACCATTTCGGGCAATTGGGCTTCCGCATTGGTCGGCATGGAGACCGGTTTTTTCGCTGATTTTGCGGAGTGGTTGCGACCACAGGTCATCCTCGGCCGCTTTGGCCTCAACGGCGTTCCGGCCTTGCGATCGGTCCCATTCTATACCGCGCTGATCACGCAAACCGGTGCCGGTGCGGGCTATTGGGTTGGGGAGGCGAAAGCGAAACCTTTGACCGCGTTCAACTTCACGCGCACGCACCTATCGCCGTTGAAGGTGGCGAACATCACGGTCCTGACGCAAGAGAATATCCGCTACAGCAACCCGAAGTCGGACGCCATCGTTCGCGATCAACTCGCGCAAGCCCTGATCGAGCGGATGGATATCGACTTCATCATTCCATCCAAGGCCGCCGTGGCAGGCGTCTCGCCGGCCTCGATCACCAACGGCGCGCCGGCGATTGCCTCGTCGGCCGGAACGGATGCCGACAGCGTGCGCCTGGACGTTCGTTCGCTGTGGGCCAAGTTCACGGCAGCAAATAACCCGCCCACCACCGGCGTGTGGGTCATGTCATCGAACACCGCAGTGGCGTTGGCCGTGATGGTCAATCCATTGGGGCAACAGTCCTTCCCCACGATGAACATGACCGGCGGCACGCTG